AGCGTTAATTTCTGCTCTGGGTAACAATGGTGCGAAGTTGTAAGGTGGTAATCCTTCTCTGCCATCGCCTTTCTCTATAACTTGTACACCCATCTGCTTCAGCTTCCTAATATGGACCTTTGTGTACTCGCTGGCTAAATCTTGGAATGAGATTCCATAAACATTTCTAAACTTTCTAAGTATGTCCTCTGCTTTGCTATCTCTGAACGACCCATCTGGTTTATGCTCACTGGCTTCAAGGGCTATAAAGTAATGTGCATGTGGTATAATTAATAATCTACTGTCGCCACTTCTAAACATACTGCTGTTAAAATTGAATGAGCTATAAAAATCTTGTAAATATTGTACACTCCAGTCGTCCATATTATCGGTATTGTTTATTATAGCATTAAGACTGTTTCTGGCCCAAACATCACCGCCATAGTTGAACACTGTGATTGATGCTTTGTACTCACCATGTGTGGCTATCTGGAAGTCCTTGCCTTTTTGCACTTGGTTCAGTTTATTATCTATAGCACCTTTCTGGCTGTCAAATCCTAATTTTTGTGATATAGTATCTAACGCACTTAACCATTTTGCAACTGCGTTTGTTCTTGCCTTAAATTTTGCTTTTGTATCGCCGGGATCGAGTTCCTTACCATAACTATGTGTAGTTAACTGGTCTTCTAACCAAGACTTAATATGAGAGAAAACTGCTATTGCTGGTTGGTCGCTAAACGGATCAGGCACATAGTTTTGTGCTTCTATACTTGATATAATCTCAACAATTCTATCATGCTCTCGATCAGTCATTGAGAAGGTGTATGTATCACCGGCTGTTGTTTTTTTAACCTGCTTCAATAACTGTTTTGAACTGTTGAACATTTGTTTCAAACTGTTAATATATAATTCTGGATCAGTGTTGCGTAGGTTACTTAATGCATTCATACGACTTTGTAATTTGTCCAACATTTTGCGGGCAGATGCATGTGCGTAAGTGTTGTCCGATCCTGTGGTTCTTGCATCATGCTCTCTTGGAACTGGATGTTCCCAAGCAGGATATTTTTTTAATTCTTTTATTAATGTATCGTAGTCGTTGCCTTGTATAGTGTTACCAACTGTAAACCAGTCACCTCTACCACCTGAAATAAGGCGTTTTAAATTAATATAGTCTTGAGGTTTATTAGTGTCTGTGTAACCAAGTACACGTTCGACATCACTGTCTACTGTGTTATTTGAAGCGTTTACAACAGCGGCTACCAATGCTTTATCCTTTGAAGAGTTGCCTTCTTCGGTGTTTATTGCATTCCAGATACCTGATATAATTTTTTCAACTTGTAATTCTGATAAAAACTCTGGTGCCGCGATTATATCTTTCTTGAATAATCTATCTACACCATTTTTAACTCTGCTAAATTTTGTTTCTTCATCTACACTGCCACGTCCAAATTCAATTTGACTATAATTTCTATTTACTTTATCAGAAAGTGTTTCGTATGTTAATTCAAATTCTGGTAGTGTTTTTCTTAGCACACCAATTGCTTTGGCATTAACTTGTTCTCTATTGAGATTTTGGTTTAAGTCATAGCCTGCCTGTGCAACTGCGGCTGTAAACATGTTTTGGGCTTCGCTTAAATATTTAGGTGCATTTACACTCGGTGGGCTTTTTTGAGGCTTCATTATGCCTACTGCGGCTTCACGTGGAGTAGGTGCTTCTTTTAATCGTTCGTGTGTCTCGCCAGTCTGTTTTTCCCATTGAGCTACTCGCTGTTCCCATTTTGCATCAGCATCTGGTTCCATATTTTCTTTGTAGTCGTTTAAGTTCTTAAATGCTCGAGCTAATGTTCCTACACTTTCCATGTAATGATCTTTGGCAAAGAAACCTTTTAACACATCAACAACAGGGTGATCTAATTCTTCATATCTACCCTTAACTCTATCTTCGAGGTCTGTACTAATTTTCCCAACGTTGTTGATTAACTTGAACAATGCTTTTACATAATCTGCACGATGTTCATCTGTATAACCTGCTCTAAGTGTTTCTGCATAACGCACAACTGACTTAACAATTTTTGGCATATCCGTGTGGTAATCATGTCCACCTGCAATTCTAAATTCTATAAGATTGTAGCCTGATTGGTTATCACTTTGATTTTTAAAATTAATTGAACTAAACTTGTCACTGCTTATTGCAGATTCTAATATTTGTTCAATTGCTTCTATTGTTTTTGTACTGGTAGGATCTGCTTTAAGTTCAACCGCTTTCTTCTCTAATCGTTCATATTGTGATTTAGCATAACTATTGTTTTCCCTACCGAAAGTACTTGCTAAATATTTGTCACCTAATAGCACAGCAAGTTTAACTTTGTTAACTTCAGCTGATGCTGTCATATCTGTTTGTGTAGGATCCAAGCTCATAGTAACATGTAAGCCAGTTGACCTATTTGTTTCTACATCATTTGTTGCTAAAGACTCAAACAATGATTTTATTTCTTCAAGCATTATTCTCGGTGTCTGATACACTGGTGATATAATCTCTGCACCTGCGCCATCGCCATCGATACTGCTGTCGTCTTCTACTCGCCAATAGTCGTTGTTAATACCACCGGAATGATATTCGCCTACTTCGATATTACTTGACTGACTGTTATTCTCTGCCCAATTTCGTAGTTCGTCTCCAACGCCGTCTAAGCCGCCTTCGGTATTATTATCGAGGTAAACTTCGTACTCGCCTAACATCTCACTCATGCTACCATAGGTATCACTTACCCAATCTGGTATAGACAGGTCTTCCTCTGCGGCTTCCATAGCGGCATCAAATATTTCGCCGTTATCTCGGATGTCTTGTTCTAACCATTCAATGAATTCGTCTTCCATTTCTTCTTCGACAATTTCTCGTAGCCAGTTAATGTATTCCCACCCATCTTCTATCCTGGATTCGTATTCTGCTGGGTCGCTATCTTTTAAATCTTCTTTTCGTCTCTCAACAGCATATTCAGTTGGGCCACCACTCGAATCAATAAATTCTTCTATGTATGCTTCATCTTCTTTACGTTCGTTAACTAACTCTTGTACAAGGTCGCCTTCGTACTCGTATATTTTGTCTTCTAAGATCCAATTACGGTATGCTTCGTTGATGTCGTCTAAGTAACTTCTGCCATACTCATCAAAAATTCTGTCTTCGATATCGCTCCAAGACATGTCATCGACTTCTTCGCCATAATTATTATCATTGTTGCTGTAGCTTTCCCATACTGTTTCAGCTTCGAATCCGCATTTAATAGGGGAATCTAATGCTGATTCAATTATTTCTTTAGTGTTAAAGTTTAGTTCAAATAACTGCTCAGTGCCTTGCTCTTGCATCTGTACTTTTCGTGCAAGTTTTTTAATTTTTTGTTTAACTGATGAGATACTGTTTTTGCTTTTAGATGTTTTTCGTAAAGCATTTTTATGGACTTTTTTACTGTACTTGCCACCTTTGGCTTCTGTGATTGGTGCTACTGTTAATTCCTCATCAGGATCTATTAGTGTGTACTCGCCTTTAGGATCTTGTACAACTAGTTTTTTAAGTGCTGGTCCTTTACCGACTTTACTTACAACTTTGCCTGCAACTTCGCCTTTGTCATCTAAATATTCAGCGCCGTCTTCAAAATCTTTTGCTTTCATTAAGGTTGGTTGTGGGGTATTTATATCTGCTTCAGGCTCGCCTATTTTAGGAATATCTAACCCTTGTGTTACCGTTGGGCTACCTAAATCTTGTTTAGGTGCTTTAGTAGGTGCCGCTGTTGCCTTAGCAACTGCGCCTGTAGTTTGTTGCCCAACAGGAGTTGGTGCACCAGACTGTAATCCGTATTCCTTAAGGACATGCTTTAAAGTTCTTACATCAGTAAACTTCATATTACCTTCTTCTATTACTTGATTTATTTAATGTTTTCAACCTTCTACTAGCTGGATTCATTCTTTTTGACCTTTGTGATTTTCTAGACATCCTAGCACCCATCTTGGCTTTAGTTCGTCTTAATACCATACGTTTTTTAATATCTACTGGCTTATGACATTGAGCCGCATTAGATACCACTCTACCTTTGCGTCTGCCACTAGTACATCTTACAGCACGTTTAACCTTATTACCCATCTTGCGCCAAACCATTCTGGCTTCGATAATTGTTTCTTCTGTAATTTCTTCTATTCTCATTGGCCACCCGCTAGTGTGACGCCTATTGCAATAACAATAGTGACTAGTGTTGTAAATGTGGTACCAACAATAGCAAGTACCCAATTTTCAATTTTGTTTAATCTTTCTTTAGTATCTACTTTAAACTCTCTGAGTTCTGTAGTAATACTTTCTATTCTAAGCATATCTGCAATAATATGAGCTTCTAAGTTTTCTTTATCAGCATATACTTGTATTTCTGGTAATTCATTTGGGTCTAGTTTCTTAGCCATTTTATAATAAATCCTGTTTTGTGAACTCCATATTAATAGTGTTCGTTGTATCTAACGTTCCGCCGTTAAGCACTATGCCATTAAGTTCATCAACTAAAGTTGTCACAGTGTGTGCTTGTGGCACTTCTGTAGCAAACTTAAATATCCAGCCGGCACCGGTCATAGTTGGTGCTCCATAAGTTTGTAATAAGTTCGTACCAACTCCATTAAGTGCTACAGGATTATTCATTACTACAGGCATTGCCCTTAATCCTATTACTTGTACAACACTTTCAAAATCTTTTTGAGTGTTATCGTCGTAATCACCGGTTACAGTTATGTCAATCGAAGTAAACAAAGTAAAAAATTCTATATTACCTGTTAGTGCTTCTACGGAGCCCATTGCCCCACCTCTTATTAAACTCATGTATGTCTCCTGTGTATTCTTCTTACAACTATTTATCACTTTATCAGTTTTTACTATGCAGAAATTAAAATCAAAAAAAAGCACACCTAAGTGTGCTTCTTAAATGTGACGCCTTCCGTTGTCACGAACCTAAGGTAGTTAGGATTTCCTAATCAATAGCTTATGCTACTGTAAACGTTCCTGCTGTTGCTGTTGCGTTTGAACCTGATCCAGTAAGTACTGGCTGAACTGCCGCTAAAACTCTAGCCGCTGTTGGTGATCCTTCTACTGCAACGTGCATTACTGTTGCTGAAATGCTGTTAATGATTACTGGTGTGCAAATTGTTGATAAAGCTGAAATTACTAGCTCACCTTTGTTTGCCGCGCCTGCTGTGAAACCAAACGAGCTAATGTCATCTGTTCCATCTACTTCGTCGATGATGAAGTATGACAGTGTTCCAACTAAAAATTGGTCTTCTGCTACTGCACCTGCTACTCTTACTAATGCCATAATATGACTCCTAAAATTAATTTACATATCTGTGGTCTTTGTACCACTACCAAATTAAAGTAGATATGTATTCTGGTTACTTTTATTTATCTAATTTAGCCAAAAAAAAGCACCAACGTGTGGTGCTTTCTTAATATTTGGTTATTTAATCTTAAAGATCAAATGCCGCAATTGCTACGTTTGCCCAGACAACGCCATCGACGTCTGTAAGAGCCTGTACAACGTCTTCCAAATGAGCCGCTAAGGTCTCACTGTTAGTTCCGTCATACTTGTCTGATCCATGCTCGCCTTCGAAAAGAACTTTAAGTCCTTGTCCAGCTCCGCCTGTTGCGTCTACTGTTCCGATTGCTGTTGGTGTTAAGCCTTCGTTACCGACTGCTTTTAAAAATACGTCTAATGCTCCGCCTACAGCCAATTTAGCTGAAACGTCTACTGCGAAATCTACTTGGATACCTGCTAGTGTTAGGCCATTAAAATGTCCTGGTGCTACTGCGGCTCCGGTGTTTTGAGTTTGTGCCATGTTAATTCTCCTAGAATTTGTTAATGTTACGTTTATTTATGCAAAATGGAAGATTATGAGAGTGTTTATCGTAGTTAAATAGGGTTTTACGTTGTTCTATCCCTTTGTTCTAGCCTTGTCGCCCATTGCCACTATCTTTTTAGCAATGTTGCTGGCACCTTTTGCTAACATACTGCCTTTAGCGGCAGATTTGCCTGCTAAACCATCAGCTTTGTTAAAATCGTCCCACTTGTTTTTCATCGTTTGAATAATGTTCTTGCCTGGGCCAGTTGGTGCTTTTGTTTGTGGGCCGCCTCTATAAGCATTTTGGTTACCTATTTGTCCACCCCTAGTTCTAGTACCATCGGTTGGGGCTGGTGTGCTAGATCCTTTTGGCTTCATTGGTACTCCGACAAAAGGCTTGTTTATTCTATCAGCTTGTCGTTGAGCCGCCGCATTATCTTGTTTGCGATCTGTACTACTATTAACAGCCGACAGTGCCTGGGCATGTGCTTGTACTGGATCAGCGCCGCCGCCTGCAAATTCTACTGCTTTATTCCATACTTCCTCTGACCTTATTCCACTACGGTCAACTCGTTTCCAATCTAGGTGTACTTGCTGTAACGTTGGGCCTGATGTTTCAATTTCACTGATTCTCATACAACTATTTATCCTTATGCCTTTTTTCTGCCACTTGCCCAGTACCCTGCAATTGCGCCGATGCCAGCTCCTGAGACCGAAGATATTTTACTTGAAACTTTTGGCAAGATTTTACTTCCTGCATAAGCGCCAACTGCCGTAGCCGCCGCTCGTTTGATTCCTTGTGCCTTTGGTACAGGTTTAAGTTCCTTCCTAGAGCTCATTGAACTTACTTGAGTGAATAGTTCACTGCCTCTGCCCTTGAGTCGCATCAACTGTATTATTTTACTTACAACTAGTTGGCGTTGTGAGAACTTTAAACTGGGCCAAGATATGATTAATCTTCTTATCTGTTTAAGTATAGGATTTTTAATCTGTAATTGTGATTCGAATCTAAAAAGAGTTGTAGTAATATCACTTTTGCTAATACCTTGTCGTTGTACACGTTGCATAAAAGCATAGTGCTTTCTATTTTGGAATTGTAAAGAATTTAAAAAACTTACATCTTTGCTTTTAAACTTTAAACTTTGGTAGTCAGGGTTGTTAATAGCAAAACCCAACATATACAAGTCAGTTGCCGCAGTTCTAAAAACTGCATAAGGGCCATACTGGCATGTTTTTCTTGCATACACTAACGCATAGTCCTGTTGCTTGTTATCTTGATACATCATTATAAGACTTAGTGTTTGCAAATAAAATAAATCTGCAATATCTCTGCCTGTAAGACTTTTAAAACCTGATGTAGTTCTGTATAATTTACTTTCTGCTAACTCTTGATTTACTAGTTGTAAGTCCATTATCCTGCCGGCTTCCCTGATCCAAAGTTAAGTCTACTAAACTCTAATCTATCTACTAGTTTAAGTGCATTACCCATTCTGTCAACTGCAACAAAGCCTTCTTCGCCTGTTACTTCATACCCATCTTCTGTTGGCACAAATGTATTCATTACACGGATTTGTTCTAGCTTCTTAACTATTTTAATTTTTGCTTCGATAAGTTTTAAATATAAGTCATACACTGATACAATACTTTGTAAGTGTTCTCTAATAAATTTAACACCTGCTACCATTTTTTCTGTTTTAGCATCAATACTTTTTTGTGTTTTAACTTTGGCTATTTCTTTTGTCATGTAATCTATATACTTTTGCACAAACCCTTGTGCAAATTTAGTAGGCTCATCAAAATGTCCTTGTCTTACTTGCATGTTTGCATGTGCTTTTAATTGCTGTAGGAACTCTTTGCCTACTAAGTCTGTGCCTTGTCCTAACCAAGCAAATGTGTCTTGGTCTACAGTTTTTAAGTACTGGTCTGCTGTAGCAATAGCTGACATAATGTCTGCACTTTCACCAGCAGTAAATGTAACTGTGCCACTAAGGTCTTTAATAATTGCATCTCTGTGCCAAACACCTGGTGCTTGTCCTAATACACTACTATCAAATCCAAACTTTGCTTGAGTGTCTGCTAGTGTTGGGCCGCCTACATATTCTGTATGCCAAACAATGCCTATATCACTCTGTAATATTTTCATAGACAACTCGCTCTGAGCCGGTACAGCATATACTAATGTGTTGGGTTTAAAAATTAAATAACTTTCGCCGTCAATTTCTTTTTCGCTTAATGTATCTTTTGCAAAAAGAAAATCTCCTTGTGCAACTGTATTCCAAGTCAGTTTACTTAATTTAACTAATGCTAATTGTAATTTATTTTGTAAGTCGTCTTGTCCAGGATGGTTTAACTTGATATCGTTGGTGGTAAAATTCATTTTAGGAATCTTTGCAAATACGCCTTTAGTGCCTACAAAAAACTTACCAGTTGCTGGATCTTTACCAGCAATAATGGCTGGAGCACCGTCCCATTTAGTTGTCATACTTACCGCTTGTTGTGATTTGCCATCAAGCATAGCATGTAAACTATACAAATAATCTACTGCTTCTTTGGCTCCGGGATAACCTTTATTAAAAATATTATCTTCTAAATGCTCTAAGTGGGTATTCTTTCCTTCCTTGCCTTCTAGTAGCATACTTTCAGTAATTAGTTGTGTAACAAGAGGCTTAGATATCTCGTTAAATTTCATTTTAAATTCCTGATAATCGTTTGAGGTTGTACAGTTGTATGTCTTTTGTTTCTATCAACATTACATGAGATGTAACTGATTCTGAAAGTAATACTTCATATCCTAAGTCAGCCCAACTAATTCCAGCATGTTCTAATATCTTACAAACATGCTCGTATGCTTCTGCTCTCATACTTCTAGCAAGTTTAGTAAAATGTGTATATGCTTGTGGATCTGATTGCGGTAGTCCGCCTTTCTTTAATACTGGTGCGGCGGCTTGTATAAAGTTATCAGCATCATATCCGCCGGTCTTTAATTGACTTAATTTTGCAACTAATTGTTTGCCAGCTTCTAAGTCGCCACCTAGTGTTCTTTTTTGTAAACTTTTTATTTCTGCAGTAGTAGGTCCGGGAATTGGCATTAATGCTTTAGGTTGTGCTTGTGCTTGTGCTGGTGCTGGTGCTTGTCCGCCTTTCTTTTTCATCATTTGGCCTATAGCTTTTGCTCCACCTGACATTGCTCGTCCAATTCCTGCTCCAACTGTTGCGCCAATTTTTTGACCACGTGTTGCATTAGGATTTTGTCTTGTTTTACTTGCTAATGATCCGCCTGCCGCTGTAGTAATTTTATCGCCTACTGCTTGAGCTCCACGTTTAATCTTATCCATATAGGTTTCTGGCTCTGGTGCGGCAACAACTCCTGTTTTAGGATCAATTTCTGCCTGTGGTGCTCCGCTTCTGCTCATACCTGCTGTTGATGGTGCTTGTGGTACAACTCCGCCAACTGGTTTTTGTGGGGCAACTGGAGCCGCTGTTGGTGTTGCTGTAGCAGTTGGCTGTACTGGAGCCGCTGTTGGTGTTGCTTGTACTGGCTGTGCTTTCTTTGTAAGTTCTGCTCCTAGTTCCTGTGTTGCCATTCTGCCATTTCTTTGATTTACCCATTGGGCGCCTTGCCACTCGTATACAAAGCCGTCTGATGCTTTAAGTAATTTACCTTTTGCAATTGGTTTTGCTGTAGCAGTTGGTGTTGGTGTTGCTGTAGCAGTTGGTGTTGCTGTAGCAGTTGGCTGTACTGGAGCCGCTGTTGGCTGTTGTACGCCTGCCTGAGCTGACTGCTTTTCTAATTCTAATGCCATTGAGCTGTCAGGTCCTTCTGCTGGTCTACCAGTTAATGTTCCTTTTTCATCGGACTGTGCCCAAGTACCTTCTGCAGACTTAGTATAAAATTCGCCGTTTGCTTGGGAAACAACGGTTCCAGCTGGAGCGCCTGTAGGCCCTGTAGGTTCTGCTGTAGGTTCTGCTGTAGGTTGTACTGGTGCCGTTCCTGCCGCCGCTTTTTTCTTTGCTAAACGATCTTTTACTCCGCCTGGTACCATTTCTGCATTAGTTAGTTCATCGAGTTTCATACAAGTTCTCTTATTTAGATTCTTTTATGGCTTTGTTTATGCCTCGAGAGAATTTTTTAGGATCGCCACTTTTAATGCTATTGATAAGTCTACGTTCTAAATCCAATGCAACATCTTCTTCGTATAAAGAATATAATATCGCTTTAATGTTAGCCGCACTAGAAACTAGGTGCTCCACTCTGTTTTCCAAAACGTGGTGCTTATTTCTATCTGTGCTAATAGAGTTCAATTCTTCTAATATACTTCTTGACTTTTTCATAAATTATTTCTCGTTATAGTCATATTTATCATTTAGACATCATTTTTCTTCATGAACTCTCTAATGTTTAATGCCGCGTTAACCGTACTGGATGCTTCTGTCTCGTCTGTTTTAATAGTATTAGTTCTTTTTAGCTGATTAACTAAGCTATTTGTGGTTACTGTTAGTGCATCATCGTCATCTTCATCTAAATCTGTAACTCTCAAAGTGTCTGGATTAAACTTTAAATCTACTTTACTGCCTACTCCTGCACTAGAACGTGTTTTCATAAACTGTATTTGATATCTACCACGTTCTCGCATAGCATTACTAGTAAATATACCTACAACATTATCTGCTGTTTGGATTTTACTAATACCACCAGCAATATGACTGTGGTCAAATTCAATTTCTTCTACTGCTCCTCTGTTTAACTGAGATGCTGTTGCAAATAGTATATTTCTTTCCATTGCAATGTTACGCAATTCTTCAGATACATATTTGTCTTTAATAAACTGGTCGTTAGCACTAATTTTTGTACTAATAGGACTCATCAAGTCTAAATAATCTACAAGTAAACAGTCTACTTTAACATCATGATTAATTTCATACTCTCTAACGTATGCTCTAATGTCGTTTGCATTAATACCACTGGACATTTGTTTAATACGGAACTTGCCTGCACTTTTACCTTTCATTCTTACTTTTAAATCAACATCATCTATATTACGCATAATGTCTCTAGTACTATGTTCACTGACCATTGCATCTAAACGCATACTAATAAGTTGTTCACTAAGCTCTAAACTAATGTATACAACATTAAGTCCTGCTAATGCCCAGTTAACACCTAAGTTCTGCAAGAACAAACTTTTACCTGCACCAGAGCCTCCAGCAAAGATTGTTATCTCGCCTCTGTTCATGCCACCATATAACTTTTGGTCAAACATCTTCCAGCCACTACTTGTTGCGCCACTTTGTGCTCTAATCCATTCTAATCGTTCTTTAGGATTTTCAAAATATTCGAGCCCTAAGTCTTTTACAAGACTAACCTGTGTTGCTTCTTTAATTTTATTCTCTACTGCACCATAATCACCTGTTTCTAATAAGTCCGTGCTATCCAAGATTGCTTTTTCTAGTGCTTTGTGTCTACAAAATCTTTCTAAACTATCAAGAAACCAGTCTGTATGGTTATCACTAATGCCTTCGACACGCTCTAGTAATAAACCAGTTGTCGCTTCTATTTGGTCAATAGTAGGTATTGCATTATATTCAGTTGTATGCTCTTGGACAAATGTTATTGCCTTTTGAAACTTCTTATCAAACATATAAGGGCGTACAATAGTGTTTACCCTTACAAATAATTCGGGGTCACTAACAATAAACCTTAAAAATAGTTCTTGTATTTCGGGTGTGTAGTTATTATCTTCCATATTTTTCCATGAGCTCCTTATATAAAGCCTGTGCTATTAATTTATTACCTTTTAGGTTTGGATGCTGATCTTCTTGGCTAATAGGGTTGTTGTCAGCATATTCTGATAACGATACTTCTGCCCATTTACTCTTATCTATCAATTTTTTTAAATTTATTTCGGGTGTTGAAGGCAGGGTATCATATATATTTCTTTCCATAAACGGATGTTCTAAGTTAGACATGCTAGTAAACATATAAGGTATTTGCTTATCTTCAAAAAAGTTTTGTAACACTAACACATTATTATAATATGCTATATCGTAATCATTAAATGAATTCAACCACTTCATTTCGTTGTCGTATGAAAGTGTTTGCAATTGCTTTCTTGCTGTGTTTGGGTTACTCGAAATATCTAGTGTCCAGTTTCCTTGAATACCGTTGTTTACAACTACATTTATCCACTCATTATCTTCAGGGTTCCAGTATTCTGTTCTAAACGGTGACGACCATTGTATAATTGCAACATAGTCTGTCATATCATTATTGTTACAATAGTCTAATGTAGTTCGTACTATTCTGTCATTACCTTTGCCGCCGTTTGCAAGATTAACTACAGTATCGAATTTGTCTTCTAAATGATTTGACCACACTATCCTAGATATATGCTCGTCTCCTCCGGTGTTACCAGAGCCTGCTGTAAAACTACATCCATTCACAAGCAAATTATTCATACATAATTCCTCTGTTGTAGTTCTTTATAAATTTCATTACTTATAAGTTTATGTCCAGCTTCATTAGGATGTTTATCCTGAGCACTAACATAATTGCTTTGTTGATAACTTGTTAACGGACTTTCTGTCCATTTATCAGTGTTTATATTATTTTTTAAATGTACTTCATACTGTGTGGGAGTATTTTCTATTTGGTCTGGCCCTGCATATGGCTGTCCAGGCTTTAAATGATTAGCAAACGACATAGATGTAAAAATATATGGTATCATTTTACTATCTAAGTATTGTTGCATTATAATAACTTTCTTATAAAAGTTTATTTGATAATCGTTGATACTTTTGCCATACATTAACAACTGTGAAGCCGCATCATTTAGTCTGTCATACATACCGTTATTTTGTAGGTGTTCTAAATGCTTGGCATTATCCATATGTAAGCTAAAACGTGCTTCAGCCGTCCCTACAGCATTGCAGAAGCCAGCAAATGCTTTACATGAAGGTATATAGCGTTCAAACCGCAAAGGACTAGTCCATTGTATAACTACAACATGGTCGGTAGCATTATGAGAATTAAAATATTCTATTGTGGTGCGAAGAATTCTATCGTTACTTCCGCCGCATATTGCTAAATTAGTAACGGAATCAAATTCTGGCAGTTGGTTTGCCCAAACATAGTCTAGTGCAGGTGCCAGTTTGCCATCAGGCGTATGTACTTCGCCATTGCCTGCTGTAAAACTACATCCATTTACAAATAATGTTGTCATAGCATTTTTGCCTGTACTTGTATTTTAAGTTCGTTACTAACTGCATTATCTGTAATGCTTTTCATTGTTAATAACCTGCCATATTTGTTTACTGCATCAGCAACATCTTTGCATTCAGACGACCATTTAGGAAAACTTACTTCCCATCCTAATTCTACTGCGGTTGCTATTAAGTCTTTACCTGCACTATCTCTATCAGGGCATAGTATAACACGTTTATTAAGTTTAGAAATTAAATGTGCTTGTTCAGGTGTTACACTATTACCTAAAACACTTATACCGTCTATAAGTATTGCATCAAATACGCCTTCTACTACTATAACAAAGTCTCTATCACTGTCTACATATCTGTCTATGTTAAACACATAGCCTGGTTGTACATTTAATAAATATTTTGCAGTTTCTTTGTTAGGTGGGCTAATGTGTCTGCCCGTCCAACCTACTAATTCGTTGTTATACATAAACGGAACAACTAAACGTTTTTTGTATAGACTGGTGTTAATATGCATTAAAGGGAAATTGCCTAGCAATCCTCGTTGTCGTGCATATTCTTTAATTGGGTGACCATCTTCCATGTGTTCTACTAGTGTAGTTTCTTCTGGTAATTGATGTGTTACGAAACTAGCCGCTGTATAAACATATTCTGTGCTGTCTTCTATCTCTAATTCTTCGGAATACTTCATTAAGTCTAAAACAACTTTATGTATGTCCTTATTAGACACACCTAATGTCTCACATAATTGCCTGTACTTATGACCTAACTTTGGACTAGGTGCCCAGCCAGTTGTAAAACTACAGTTAAAACAGTGATAACTTATCTTAGCATTACTTTGAATTACTCCTGCACGTTTTCGCTTGTCGCTACATAAAGGACAATCAAACGTTATCCAACCACTAGGAGTTTTGCCAGAGTTTAACGGCAAATTGTCCATAAGTAATCGATGTACTTGGTCTACTAGTTCATGATGATGCATATTCAGTTATTATAACAGCTTAATGCGAAGAAGTCAATTAATTTCTTAGTTGAAATTTATCTATTGTGCCTGCTGTTGGGTGATATTTAACTCTAATCCAATTAGTGTTAATTTTGAAGTTGAAAGGATCCACTCCAGTGAACGCTGTAGTGTATGGCATAGCTGGAGAGCCAATGTCTCCTTGCACATTTACATCATACCAATCTGTTTCACTAGGTGTGGTTGCTAATGCACTTGCTTGTACGTGGATATTTCCAGTAAAGCCTGTTAGATAAAATGCACATGTATGGCTTCCGTTTTGATCGTTGTCCATATTTCCGTACATTGCACTAGTAACAAACGTATTGGCGGCATCGCCTAAATCAGTATTTGCAGTTTGTGTAAATGTAGTAGTTTCTTGTGTGGGAATTGGTTCGTACTCCAAGGAGCTCTTTACTTCCAAGTCAGTTACAATTCGGTCATTTTGGTTTGCATATAAAGGATACTCTGATGCACCATTATCTGCAGATTCTGTAATAGCAATTGTGTAAAGTCCGGCTCCAATGTTTCTTAAATCGGATGGGACTAAATCAAGTGTTGCTTCTCCAGTAGTACCGCTGTTTACCAATGTAAGTTGCTTGAGCATTATTCTACGTTTGGTATTTGGGTTCATGATTGTTGCATATAGGGCCTTAGTGCTAATGTTTTGCAAAGCTCTATCTCTGTTTCTTACAAAGAAACTCAACTTATTATTAAACCCTTTGTGGACTGTTAATTTATTTTGATTCATAGGTCTGTTATCCGTTTTTATGCCTTCTGTCGTTAAAACTAAGTCTAACGACTGGTTTCCTAAATTATATATTGTATGACTACCGTTAAAGGACATTATTTAATTCCATGTTTGTTATGTATTTATCCATTTGTACTATAAATACTTTTGATGACTAATGAGACTAACCTACAAGAGAAATTCCCTTTTTTAACTGGAATGGCGTACAATGGCAAAGACTATGTCGGCATTGTACAAAATAAGGACAACCAGATTATAAGTTTTTACGATATCGACAAATGTCGTAACAGTGGCGAAAAGAAAATCATGATGGATTGTGGAGACTTATGGTGGTGGGAATCTAACAGGATGTTACCAATCGATGTATTTCTGTTCCATGAAATGCAAGATTTTAGGCACTGTGTTAGTACGTTTATTTTAAAAGAAACTGAAATATTATTTGGACCTGTAACTAGTATGCAGAACATACTTAAAAAGCGGATTAAAAGAAGAAGTATTCAGTTAGTTAGAAAAACTGACCAGACCTAAATAAGACGTTACTTACCTAATTGCTCTAAAATTAAATTTAACTGCACAATAATAGCTGTGGCATAACCAATTGCATGACTTCTTTTAAAGAAGTAACCATCAGTTTGTTCCCATACTTCGTTTGAAATAACTTCCCAAGTATTACCAACCAAATGTCGTTTGCCTGGTCTTATAAGTGCAAGTATCATTGCTAAGTCTTCTACACTATTAGGTAAGTGTTGTTTAACAATGTCATGATGTTTGCTAATATGAAACAGTTGGTCAACTATTTCTTTATGCTCAAACAACTCCCACATAGGCTCTGTTGCTAAAAGTTTATCTAGGTGTTGTTCACTTTTAACGCCATTGTAAATGTGATTGTTCAACACATCTAATTTAAAGTAACCAACTTCTTCCGCTTCTTTGTGGTCTATTGTACTAAAGCCTTTTAACGGAAACATAGGAATAGGTTGCACATACACGCCAGTGTTATGCTTTTCAAATTCTATTCCACGTTTGATACTCGCTGGTGTATGTTCAATAAGTTGTAGTAACTTATCTCTATCAGCCATATCAATGTCTACGTCAAAATCTATTTTCATAATCCAATCAAACCCCAACCATGGTTGGCTATTGCATTTAGTACTATACTAACACATGTTACCATATGAGTCAACCACCATACTGTTCTAATTCCTGCTACGGTATTTGCTTGGGCATCTGTTTCGCCGACTTTCTCGCCTAAACTTTTTGCCCAAACACTCCAATACTTATTCATATTTCTTTTCCAGAAAATTCTTCTGCCATCGGAAATACTTTTGTAATAACTTTAGCAACTGCATGAGCTAATTCCATATGCTCTAATTGTGTTCCATTAGCGCCACGTAATTCAATATAGTGAATCCAACTACGAAGTGTGCCATTCACATACAGTCTGCTTAGTGTGTTTCCTTCTGGAAGTACTGCTCTTGCCTGCTCTTTAGCAATACCTTTGCTTACAGCCCAGTTATATGCGTCTAGTGAAGCGTCTATAACTCGTTGTTGCTTGTTTTTCCATTCACCTTGAAGTACTGCATGTCCATCCATCTCAGAATCAAGTTCAATACTGTTTTGCCTGTTAACAGGATCTTGTAATCTTGCTTGTCTAATCTCGAAGGCTAAATCTTTTGTAGGGTCTGCATAACGTTGACTAAACTCCTGGAAACTAAAACTTCTATGACGTAACAGTTGTCGTGCTATGTCTCTGGTTGTTTCTACTTCCATGCAAACACTTACCATTTCAAGTGGTGACCAATGTTTGTGTTTCATTAGATACTTCACAAGTTTTTCATTTGTTGCTGTGTTGTTTTGATTTTCAGGGTTACTTACTCTGGCACAATACGCCACTAATCCTAAAAGGCTTGTGTCTCCTGTATCATCTCCTATAGTCGGTGTAACTACTGCAGGTGATTGACTATAACTAATTATTTTTGCTTTCATTATTTTAAAAATTCCTTATTGTTATCGTTGTTTAAAAATGCTTCTGCTACTTGGGTATGACCCCATTCATCGAAGTGCGAAGCTAAAGGTATCCAGCCTCGTTCCGATGATAATTTTCTCCAGTTTTCAATAGAGCCAAATGATTCTGGAATAATATCCCAAGTATCCATTAACGAAAAGTCTGGTAGCCTTGTTAATGTGCTGGAAGTTAAATCGCCTGTGAAGGGGAAGGGCAACAATATTACTTTGACCCCTAATTGGTCACATATCACTTTAACAAATGCTATACTAGATAATGCTCTTAAATATCGTTTATATTGAGGAGTAGTATAAAACTCTTTATCCTCTAACCCTACAAACACTTGACCAAATTTGTCTATGTTAAATTTTGTAGATACTTTAGGTATTTCAGCATTAACAACTCCTCTATGTGCTACCCATTCCTGATTACCAAGTCTTCTGCCAGCCGGATCTTTGGACTTAGTAGGCAGGAAATTGCTAAACAGTATTCCAAGTTTAGATAAAAATGCTGGAGTTCTAGCCATGTCTATCATTATCTTTTCATTTAGGTCAAATAAACTCTTCTTATCAGGTAGGTTTTCTTGTTGTAATTGCTCTACAAATGTAAATGTACCAGTATAAATTAAATGGGATATTTTTCTATCGTTTAATAATCTACCAATAGTAACAAATGCACCGGCTTCCCAATCACTCCAATTAATGCCTTCAAATTCTACTTTTTTAAAGTCGCCTTGTTCTGCAATAATGTCTGCCCAATGTGGTTCGTTCCAATTAGCGCCGGAATAACTTGCTCCACTGACCATTAGCTTATTTTTTTTCCTCATAGATTTGCTCTCACGCATGTTTCTTTAATCTCTGCCACTTCATCTTTGTTATTTTTAAATAGTTTCATCCAAAACGGAGGATCTATATTATCTTGTATCATTTTTACTTGTTCATCATTAAAACGTTCTAGCAATGTTCCGCCTGTGTCACTTAAATACAACACCCAAGGACTTACTTTGCCTGAACGTATATCGTATACTGCTCTGCTAGGAGATACATTTACAAAGTATGTTTGCCATGGTTCGTTATGTTCTTCTCCCCACTTAGACATGTAAATTACAGTTCGCTCTAATGCTTTTAGACCAGGTTCTTTTTTTACATATTCTTTTAAAAACTTATCGTACTGTGCATCAGATATCCATAACTTTAATTTTACGCCTGTCTTAATCAACCATTCTGTAAATTGTTCTGGATGTAGCCATTCGTTCACTTGACATGCTCTGCCAAACTTAACAAACGATTCGTAATAAGGACTTACTATAAAGTCTTCCATTGTCTTAGGAAGTTTAGCACTAGTATTTAAATCATAAAACATTTGGAATGCACGGTGGCTTAATCGTATGTGGCTCATATCCTTGTCTGCATATCTACGTTTCTTTACACACATATGAACTGCCAGAGTAGTCTCTGACTTAAATGATTTTTTGCACCACTTACATTCCATTATTTAAATATCTCTTTTATCTCTTTATCAAGTACTCCGGCATCTTTAACATATTGCTTGAGTTCGTCTTTAGTGTTTATACTTAATAATAACTCCAACTCATCATGCTTTAAATGTGGCAGTAATTCTGATATCGCTGTGAACACTTTGTTTTTCTTTTTTCTAGTGTTCGGCGGTTTAATGTATTCATGATTTTGTGTTTTGCCGCAACCAGCTACAGTAAATAACAGCCATTGCAATTCTGGGTGTTTACTAACTTCACTAAATCTATTATTAATACATTCGTTGACCATATACAAGTAGTCAGCTGACTTTGGGCCTCTAACACAACTAGCATAACGCATCATCATCCAGGCACTAAATGCCTTTTTCTTTTCTGCATCAAGTCTAGTATACCATCCACGATCCTTTATGTCAATCGCTCTCATAACTTCAGATAGTGGTATAGCTGGTGCTTTCTTCTTAGCCGCCATGATAATCCTTGTATATTTTTATAAAGTGTTCCTCGCCATTAGCAATATTTTCAGCCCATGTAGATCCGGCATCTTCGTCTGCAGTATCGCTGATGTATTTATAACAGTGAAAATCCACTGCTTCATTTTTACAAACCTTTGCAATTGCATAGGCTTCCATTTCAACTATGTCCGTAGGTATTTCTAATTTAGGATCTGTAACAAAATCATCTCCAGTACTACAAGAGATGCCTTCACCGATAAGTATTGCTCTGCTGTTTGGTTCGAAAGGTGTCTCGCCTAATGGTATACCCATTTGTGTACATTTCATATCACGTTGGACAACTACTCCAACTTTATGTATTCCCGGTTCGTGTAAGTTAATACCTCCGGCTGTTCCAAAGTTCCATACACGTTGTGGCTTGTATCTTTCTACTAACTTTGCCGCTGTCATACTTGCATTAACTTTACCTACTCCAGTAAAGAAAACGTTTTCCCATGTAGCCATCGCAGGAGCTTCTTGCTCCAATGCTATTAAAATTATATCTTTGATATTATTCACCTTCAAATTCGATTAGTGTGTTTACGCTGTATCCATGTTGTTCTATTATAGCACTTCCTTTAAGTGTGGGCAAGTTTATTAGTGCTAAAATTAAAATATTTTCTTTTGGTACAGCAAAATGTTCATGTACAATGTCGGCACACGCTATTGCTGTGCCGCCTGTAGCAATTAAGTCGTCTATAATTACTACGTTGTCGTGTGGAACCATGTCTGTACTGCATTGTATGTTTAAACTTGCAGTACCGTATTCTAGTTCGTAATCTTTCCTATATATCTTACCGGGCAACTTACCAGGCTTACGAGCCATTATAAAAGGCAAGTCTAAATCTCTGGCAATAGGCGCACCAAATACAAACCCTCTACTTTCAATGCCAATAAGTTTAGTTGCCTTAAAATTCATTGTGAGAGAAGTTAACTCTAACAGCGACTTGTTAAATGCTTCCGGGTTTTCTAGCAGACTTGTAATATCTCTAAATTCAATGCCTGCTTTTGGAAATCCCGAAACTGTTCTAATATTATCTTTTAAATTAATATTATAACTACTCATCTACCAGTTCATCCTCGTAACATTCCCAAATTTCATTTTCTGTAAAATACTCTTCAGTGTATTTTTCATCCGAGTCATGCCATTTCATATTCATGTAACCTACACTTGCATAGTACCCTTTACCAGTGGTATCACAATTATCATAATCTTTGTCAATTAATTCTTTGTCATACCACATGTCATCGACTATTTCAGCTACATCAGATTCAACAGAACTGAATGCTACTTTCTTAGGGTTAAAATCTTCGCCAATTACCTCAACAAACCAAGAACCAAATCCACCTTTCTCACCACTGTGAAATTGTAACACTGGTTTATAATTGGTCATGTCTTCTGGCTTCTTATCATCCATATATGCTTCTCTGCCATACAAATGATAAGCATCAAAATCAATTACAGTTTCATACGCATAATCGTCGCTACCATCTGCAGGAACTTCTTCGTAACTCCACTGCCCGTCAGCGTATGCGCCATTTAAGTGTTCAATATCAGTTGTTTCTGTCCACGATTCAAAGTCTTTATATGGTACTGGTATTGACTCGTCTACTTCATCCCAGTCAAAACTGGTAACGTAATCTATCAAGTCGCCATCGCCGTCTTCTGGTTTTATAAATTGATCCACAAAGCCTGTACTAACTGTGCCAATAGTTACTTCGCCGCCTCGGTATCCTGCTTCAATTCTAAAACGCCTTTTTTTACCTTTCAGTTTCTGCGTCATTTTTTCTATATCTTTATCTAAACTCATTTGAGCCTCCTAGTCAATTAACTGACCAATATCTATTTCATGTGGTATTTTATTTGCTTCTTTAACAAACATGACACACTTAGGATTGTGCCCATCTTCTAGAGGTACAATTAACATGTGTCCATTTTTTAGCTTCGGAAAGAACCACTTAACATCTTGAAAGATATTTGTAATTTTAATTTCTTCTGCTGACAATAGTGATCCGCTTAGTGGGTTTAATGCCACTGTTAAAAAACCCCTATTGTTTAAACTAGTTAATGGAATAACTTCCACGCCAGTTAAATCTTCATCTGTGATTGCTATACTCCAATCCATCGGCATTTGAATATTGTGTTCGCCGATTTGTAAACATATTGCTGGAGCATAAAAACTCTCTAGGAATATGAGGGGTAGGAAATAGTAATCCATAAACGTCGGATCTGTAGTATCAAATATGGCAAACCGGACATCATCTATCTGATCCGGAACTTGGTCTATTTCAAATACGGTATTCTCAACTGTTAATATTTTCATTTATACTCCACTTTGGTAACTTGAAATTTGAAAGATTGCTCTTTATAAAAGGCTTTCCTTTTTGTCAAATGACGTTTACTATATTTTAAATTACTAGTTACATCAATTACCTGTAAATAGTCCTTGTCTTCTGCTTTACGGATTCCTCTGCCAATACTCTGAATTACCCTAACAAAACTCTTGCCTGGTTCTACCATTACAAGATTAAAGATTCTAGGTATGTTAATTCCAACTGCGGCAACTCCGTAAGTTGCTACAATTACTTTATTATCCATATCGGATACTTCAGCATATTCTTCTTGCCTGTCTTTCACTTTCATTGCACCTGATATAAACGCCCATTCAGGATTTCTTTCTTTAAACATTTCGCCTGTTGCAAGTCTGTCAATTAGAACTAATGTATTGCCGTTATCGGCTAATCCATTAATAATCGACGACAAGTGGTCTATACGTTTAGGGTCTGTTACTAGCCATTTTAATTCTTGTGCATATCCAGTAAACCCTTGCACACCGTCTTGCATCTGTAGAACGTTAATATCCAGGTCTGCTAGGACGCCTCTGTCTTGTAACTCTTTACTACTTAAACTTCCAGTAACTGGCCCTAAGCAACAAGTACACCCAACTGCTTCGTGTTCATCTTGTGGTATTGTGCCTGTTAATCCCCAACGGATTGGAACATTAGCAAACACTCCTCCTAATAGTTTCTGAAGTACATCAGCTTTTGCCTTGTGTACTTCATCTACCATAATACAAACTACTCCATCTAAGAACTGGTCTATAGGAAAGTCTGCTTCAAACTTTTTACTTTTCTTTTCTAATACTGCTAAACTCTGCCATGTACAAATAGTATGAGTTTTGTCATACTGTTTCCTATCACCAAATAGTACTCCCACATCAAGACCTAAATTCTTATAGTCTCTTTCTGTTTGTACTACTAAGTCCTTATTAGGAACAATAACTATACTACGCCCATATGGCTCACACATATCGCTTAAGGCGGCTGTTATGAGCGTCTTACCGGCGCCTGTAGCCACTTGCTGTAAACTCTGTGGATTCTGTAAAAAGTTATTAATAACTTCTACTTGATAATCCCTTAGTATTACAGGCGAGCCTTCTGCTGGATGACCTTTGGGCCACGTAGTGTTTTCATATCTTAACTCTGTTATAGGCTCAAATGCAAATTGCCATTTGTTCCTCTGGTCATCTACTTCAACACTGTATCCGCAGTCTTGAACTATGGGTAATAATCTATCCAATAAGTTCATATATGTTCTACCGCCAATATCACAATACCTAACACACCCATCCCACCTGCCAAGTTTATAAGCTGGCATGTGGTAGGCGTAAGGTAAAAAATATTTTGCCGCATCTGAAATCTTACGTCTTGTTGCTGGATCTAATCCTGCAAACTTTACGTTAACTTCGTCGCGAATCTCTAGAACACATTTAGGCATAAGTTATTATACTACCAGTTGTACTGAATTGTCAAGTTAAATTCTCTGCCTTTATTATTATAATAAGGAAGAACCTCTGCTTGTTCGTTTGTTAAGTTTAATGCTGTGAAAGAAACTGTGGTGTTATTAGGAAGTTTTTTTACTGCATAAAAGTTTAGCTTCTTAAGGTCGTCTAAATATTCTTGTCCAGCTGGAAGTATATCATACATACCAGGTGTCCTGTCAAACGATCCTACATACCTTACTTTGTATGCTACTTCTTTCCACATCTTTTTATATGTTATAACTGTGACATACTGTGCCACACGTGGCTTGTCCGAATCATTATATTTTATCATAACACTTACTGGGCCAAAGTTATTAGAGAATCTAACACCCTGTGTAGAGTAACTGCCTGCATTGTAATACTTTGCATTAGTCCATATACTAGTACTACTAGTCGGTTCCATTTCTATAACATCGTCAACTACATCAGTCGCATTTGCAATAGGCATTATAGTACTATAGCCAGGAGTATACTCAATTGATTCTTCAAAGTCATATCTAAATAAACTTAAAGCACCAAAACCAATCTCATAGCCTGTTCCTTCTTCTGGCATTAAACTTTCATTAGCATCTACATAACTGTCACCGTAAAGCTCGTACAAGTTAGCCTTTCTAAAACTAGTACCTACGTTAAGATAGAATTGGTCTTTAGCTATTCCAAAACGTAATGCATTCTGGTCATCGTTGCCATATCTAATTCCAAAGTTGTAGTCTAGAATAAACTGTGCATCAATACTCACAAACACGCCATAGTTATCATCGCTATGTTCATTGTGTTGTTCTTTGCTACCATCTACACCATATGTTACTTCAAGTAGTGTCGACAAATTTGTAGTGTCGCCTATTCTGAAATAATCTCTACTGCTTTCGTTTTGATATGTACTCACACCTTCAGTAAAATATTCTGCTTTCTCTTCTGTTCTTCCTAGTGTAAAGTATTCGTTCCTCACACTAACCGTAACTTTTTGACCGTCTTGTAAACAATCGTTTGATTGAGAGAACGCCGGTGTATAACAGTTGTCATAATCGTAAGCATAATCTACTGCATTAACTATAAACTTAAAGTCTCCTGCATCTGCTATAATTTTAGCACTCGTGTTTTTGTACTTGTCTGTTTCAGTGTTATCATTCCTTGCTTGTTGCTCTATGCTAAAGTCTGAATACTGGAACCAGCTTGTAGGGGCAACACTAATATACTGCTGACGGTCTGAACCGAGTCTTGCAGTTACACTAGTATCAATAGTGTCTTGAATTAGTACTGTTCCAGCTATACTGCCTGAACCATACATAACTCCGTTTGCACCACTAATAACTTTTACTGTTTCGCCACTAGTAATGTCGTGTCCAAAATCGTACCAACCACTGCCCGGGTTGTTTGCTGGAACGCCATTTTTATATACTGTAGTATGCACAGATTGAGCACCACGTTCTCTGAACATTGCACTTGCTCCGTAACCACCTGCCATCCAAGTCTTCTCAGGCATTATTGCCTCAAATAAAGTTGTACTTGTTAATGGACTTGCTTTTGTAGTTTTAACCTCTTGGGCATATACTACGACTTCTTCTATATTCTCTGCCTGGGCCTGGAATGCAAATAGCATTATGGCGGCAAAAGTAAACATCTTGTTCATACTTCTCCTTTTTTAAATGTTATTATTTTTGTCTTTCAACAATAAGTAATTATACACTTTACTGTGCCAAAGTCAAGTAATTTCTAGTACTTAATTACACATAAGGTGAAGCCCGGAGGGGATCCGGGCTTCGTGGTGCTCCATTTAGGGGATGACTAACAATCGAGCACCGGGGGAACTGTTAGTTCTTTTCTTATTAAATTGTTCCTTTCATGCAAGTAGTTCTTGCAAGTTTTTCCCAATTAGCAGGATCCATTTTTCTAAGATCCGATATCTTCAAAACCATTCTCAACGATATCTCTCTAAGAGCTTCTTGGTTAGTGGTCATAAAGTTAATTATTTCTTGGTCACCATCTACACCAAACTTGTATTCTTCAAGCATACCATCTTTAACAATCTGGTTAATCCTAAGGAACTTATCTCTAATAGAGTTCATTGTAAGATCCAAGTAGTGACATCTTGACATAAGTGCCGCTAAGTGATCCTTAATCTTTTTAGAACGAACGTTTTCAAAGTCTACGTTAGTAATAAAGATACAACCACCTTTGAATTCAAATCTATCTGGGATACCTTCTCTACGAAGTGCTTGTGATTCTGACTTCCAAGTAATAGTTCTTTTCTTACCTGAGTCCAAAGTTGCTTTAAGCATGTTCAAACATACTTCATCAAACAACACACTATCACAGTCATCAAATACAAGTATGTTACCTGCTTCTGAATTGTTATATAGTGTTTGGAATAAACCAATTGGGGTAACTGAACCTTTTACAACTTCAGTTCTTGCAGGCTTGCCAGCAACCTCAGTAAGCATATCGTAATCTTCTAGTACAGTTTCTACACCATAAGATTTACCAACTCCTGGAGGACCACTAACAATCATACCACGTACTGTACCTTCTGCTACAGCATGTGTCATTCTATCAAGGATATCAAAACGTTCTCTGATACGCTCAATAGCTTCTTCGTCATTCTCTTCTTTCTTAGGCTTCAGGTCAATTTTTGGTTGCTCTGCATAAACGCTAGGAGTTACATATTCTAGATCCTGTGTTGGATCTTCTATAAGTACTCTAATACTAGCGAACAGGTCTCCCATTACTTCACTACCGTCTACAGTAATAAACGCACCTTTCTTACCTATGTTAAGTGGCTTAATAATCGGAAATACTGTATCAACGATATCGTTTTTACGGTAAGTACCAGCCTTAATCTTTACATAGTTTAGTTTATTTTTCTTCATGTTTGTCATATTAGTCATCCCCGACATTATGATTATTATTAATAAGCCCTTCTTATTAACTTATGTATATTATACTAAATTCTAGGACCAATGTCAACCTTTTACCGCTTTTATTGGCTTTTTCTTCCTTTCCTTTATTGTCTAATAAGTATATATTATACTACCTTTTAGGGGTGATGTCAACCTTTTACCACAAATAGTGGTAAATTATTCAGTGATATTTAAGTGCAAATATGCTTTCTGTACTGCTTTTGCTTGGTTGTATGCGTCAGCGAGTGCTGAGTGAAGGTCTTTTTGATTGCCCGAATCGTCTTTACGCAGATCCTTTGGAACCAGTTGTCCTAGTGTTCTACTATCAGCTTCTTGCCAAAAGAACCAATTTTTGTGTTGTTCAAAACTATTCTCAATTAGGTCTTCAAGGATACCATAATCAAACCTAGATCCTTGAGCCCATTTAAGTTCAGTGCCATTTAGCCATTTGTTAAGGTCTGCAATAAAGTCCGTTACTGAAACTCTGTCCTCATCTGAGAACGCTTCAGCCTGGATTGCTTTATCTTGCTTTCCCCACCAGTCAATAGTATTAGGATCAATAACTCTGCCTTTAGCAGTTTGTTCATCGATGTCTAATCTTACACTAAATGGGGTATGTGGCTCTTCTGCACTATACGGATTAAACTTAACTCCGCCAACAGTTAATACTACAGCATTAGGCTTAGTAGCCAATGTTTCAATATCAATCATTGCATGAGTTGTCATTTATTTAAAGTTTCCATATTGTTGTGAAAATGATTGCTCGGCTTCTTCAGCGGACAAATGTGTCTCATTATACGCACTACGTTCTTGTTGATTAAGAACACGCCACTTTTGGTAGTTTTGCAGGTAACTTAATTCCCTGTCATATTTAAACTCAAATCCCGATTCAGTCTGGATAGTTACTTTTTCATTACTCATATTATGCACCTAGTTTTGCTTTGTACTAACTATTATACTAAAAAGGGTACCTTATGTCAACCTTTTTTATACCCTTAATTTTTGGAAGTAATTTTCATATAAACGTTTTTCCCAACGATATGCTTCTCGCTCCCAGGGTTGATGACTGTAAGGAACTTTAGCACGATTTATTTCCTGCTGTTTCCACATGTTCATAGTAGGAGTAATCTCTCCCATTATAAACTGTTTTGCATGGATTAATTCGTGTGTTAAATTAGTTAGCATTTTTTCACGTGAGTAATTATGTTCGTTTGACGTTCTAGCTATTTCTATTTCAACTGTTGATCTATCGCCCCAACAATAGCCGCCAGCTTGTTCATCGCAAACGGTTAATATATTGACTGTAATATCTATTGGGCGTCTTAATTTTGTAGTGATAATATTCTCGAGTAATAATTCACTGACTCGTTCTATTAATTGTTTGTTTCTGATTTGTCCTATAACTTGGACGTGGATCATATCCTGGTTCCTACATCCAGCATCTTGCATTTCGCTAACCTATTGAAATATCTTCCATACCAGCAGTTCTTAACCGTGTAATATGTCCGATTTGCCATTGCTTTGTATCTAAGCCTTTCATAATGCCTAGGTACTTATTGCGTAAAAGACTGTATTGGTTGCAAAGGTGCTGTAAGTTAATTACACTTTCCTCACCATCAACAAACTTTTCAGCATCTCTACTAGTAAGTGTTCTGTTATAACTTTCAAAGTACTTGCGGAATACTTTAGAACGTTCTCTACGAAGTTCTATATTTAAGTGTTCGAGAATTGCTTCAATCTCTTGTAACTGATTAAAGCGATGCTCAGTAATACCAGGGAGGGAGGCACTCAATTTCTCGAGGCTCCCTTTAATGGTACATTCGTATTTTGCTTCTTGGAGTTCTTTCTCAAAATAGTCTATGGATCCTACAATTTTGCTTAGATCCTCGACAACTGAATTAAACCACCCTGCCATGTCTATTCTTCCCAGTCTGCGTCATCTTCATCTTCGTCTAGACCAAAATGCCCAATAATTGCATTTTTCATAGCCGAGTCAAACATGTTGATATTTGCTTGAATATCAGCAAGGTCGGCATTCTCATCAAAAATAGTAATGATTTGTTCTGCCGCCTGTAGCCTGTCTTTCTTGGTAATGTAATTTTTCATACCGTCCCAAATTTCTACTAGAAAATCTAAATCAGGATTCATTTGCCAACTCCTCTACAGTAGGTTCATCTACTAAAGTCTCATCGTCAACTAAATCACTAAAATCATCATGATAGTTTGCATCAGGTATTTGATTCCATTCATCCATTACTATTTGAAGTCTCTCTTCAGTCCACTGCTTTCTAAACTCTTTAATAACTTCGCCTGTAACAGGTGATGTATATTCTAGTTTATTACCAGTTTTTACAACGATTCCTTTTTGCTCAAGTAATTCTAAAATACCTGAGTAAGGATTCATGCCTGATTCATACGGAATTTTAATCTGTACACTTTCAAACGGTTTGCTGTAACGTGTTTTCACTACTTTACATGCCGCTCTAATACCTTGTACTGTCGATACTTTATTTCCGTCTTCGTCTTCTTTAAGTTTCAACTTCTTCATTGCTACTACAATACTTGAAGCATATACAAATCCTTGTCCACCTGATATCTTATCATCAGGGTCAAACATATCTTGCGATGCGTATGTATGGTTAGTTGCAACAAGTCCGATTGGATGTGGTGCTAGTTGGTTAACTGTATTTCTAACTAGGGCTGTTAATGCCTTAGGCTTTCTACCCATATCACCTTTCATGTCGCCTTTTTCAAACTGTGCAACATCGGTAGGTGTAAGCAACATTCCTAAACTATCCACTACGAATAGTAATTTAGGTTGCTCTGCATATGGTAGGTCACCATAGTTAGACTTATAGTCTTTTACAAAGTCACTAATTGTTTTTGCTACATCATCAATCATTGAGACGCCAATCTTCAATAATTTCTCAGGTGTTGTATCAACGCCTAATGCTTGTAGCCAATCTTCATCTAGTGCATTCTCACTATCAAATAATACTACTTGACAGCCTTGTTGTTGTGCATTACGCACTAAGTTACCTGAACAGATAAACGATTTACCTGAACCAGACTCTCCTGCAAATACACTTACTTTACCTAGAGGAACTCCCTTTTGGAAGTCCCCACTAATTAGGTAGTTAAGAGTGTAGTTACCAGTTGATATCCAATCCTGTGGATCATGAAAGCCAGCACTGATGCCAGCGATACTTTTCGTGATTCCTGTTCGGAACTTTGTTAAGTCAAATGGTTTCTGCATGTTGTACTCCTTAAGAACGGTTTCTAATCATGTTCAGAATGTCATCTGCACTAGGTTTTGCATCACTTTCTGCCGCAGGAGCCGCCGGAGCAACTGGTGCCACTGGTGCTGGTGCAGTTGCTACTACTGGTGCCGCTGTTGGCGTAACATCAAACGGAATGTCTGCTGTCGCTTCTGCAACTGGAGCCGCTACTGGAGCCGCTACCGGTGCCGCTGTTTGCACAGGTGCTGTAGTAGGTTGTGTTGCTGACTTAGGTGTTTCTACGCCATAAGGCTTGTAGAACATTGCCCAACGCTCTGGATCATACAACTCACCGTCAACCGATGCTTGGAACATTTCGCTAATTGCGTTAAGTTCGTCTTGTCCAGGTCTTTTAGGTAAAAAGTCTGAAAGTGTAAATAAGCCATTTGCGTCAATCGCCGCTAGTTCAGTTTCATCCAAGCCACGCTCTTTACGAGCCCATTTTGAAGTACTGTAATCAGCATACTGTCCTTTAGTTGTTTTAGTAACTCTAAAATCTGTTCCAGCAGTATAGTCAGTTGGAATGTTTTCCATATCTGGGTCCATTAGTGCTGATTTAATAATGTTAAAGATTTGTGGTGAGATTACAAAACGCCTTACTGGATTTTCAGGTGCTGTTTCGCTTAGTGGATTTTCAGTTACAAATCCGTTAAAGATGTAACTACGTTTTTTCCAATATTTACGACCTAGGTCTTCTAAAGATGCATCCTTAAACCAAGGACGTACTTCAGTTAATACTGGACAAGTGTCGCCGTACATTTCTGCACAAGGTACTTGTACTGTTACTGGTTTCATGTCTCCACCTTTTACTCCAGGGAAAGTAAGACGAATCATTTGTCTTTCTACCCAGAAAAAAGTGTTGTCGGGATCGCTATCAGGCAAAAACCTTAGTGTTGTACTAGTGTTCTCGTCGATATTCCAGTGGGGGTAAATGGCGTTGTCGCCGCCGTTTGATGAACTGTTTGGTTTGGAATTAGATTCCATAGAGGCCAGTTTAGCTCTAATTTCTTGTAAAGATGCCATGTTATTTCTCCATATGTGCCATGTGTGTCAGGACTTCTGTGTTTGTGTCCTAACTTGGGTTATTATAATATATCTTTGCCATGTTGTCAACCTTTTTCTATCACGTGATAGCAATCGTTGTCTTTATTGTAATAGTATTTATGCCTTACGGCACTTTAAACCGTCTTTTTATTGAGCAAAAGGCTTATCAGTACTAGTAAACGTGTCTAGGAAGGATTCATACTTACCTAAATCGTCTGTACTTTCTGCCATAACTGGTGCTGAATTCTGTGCTGAAAGCAATGATGCCTTAACCGCTCTGTATTCAAACTGAGACATATTGCCTCCTCCAGATAACTTGCTACCTATACCATTTAAGTATCCGCCTAACTTCTCGCTAGTTGCAGATTGCCCTAGTTGTGATACTCTATATCCTAATTGTGCATTAGGTGTATCAAACTGCATTACATCACTTTCTTGCATAAGTGTTTTAGCATTCTTAAATGCTTCAGTTTGGATAGTATCCATTATGTAACTTTCAAAAGCGGACTGCTTATTAACTAATCTACTTAATGTATTATGTGCATTTCCTACTTTTTCGTCAAAATGTGTTTCAGTGAAGTGATCTTCTAAGTTTACTTCATTAACTATTTCAACGTTATTAAATTCTGCTAAACTTTCAACAGCATTTGCATAAGTTTTTACACCGCTAAGTTTCTTAAATGTAGTTCTAATGTTTTCAATATGTTCTTTAGCAAGTGAGACATACTCGCCATTGGTCTCATTAACCAACCCTTTCTTAGTAACATACCCAACAAACTCTTTGATAGAACCAAAGTCTTTACACATTCCAATAATGCTTTCAGCGACTGTGTCGTGCATTGTGCCACCATTGTGTATGTGCCTAGCCATTGCTCTTGCACCATGTAAGTTTTTACTTGGGAACAAATGACGTTCTTCGTTCGCTTGAATAAAAATCTTATTAATGTTTCTGCTTCTCGAACCACGTACTTCTTCATTAACGTCTTTACTGTGCTTAACAATAATCTTAACGTTGTCTAGTGGTTGATAACTAGTTTTTACTGAACCGCTTACCGGTCCTAAATTTGCTTCTGTTACTGATTCCATACCTGTCTCTTTAGATGCTTTTGCAACACTTATTGCATCGCTTATTGGTTTAAGTGTTTTCCCAAATACTCTGAAGTCTAAGTTCATCAAGTAACTTTGGGATAACTGTTTGAGTTGCTGTCGTAAAATGTCAGTTTCTTCTGTATTTGCACTAACACTAAACTTAATTTCTTCTTGAGGTACATTAAGTGTAACTAGTAAGTCTGGATCTTCAACGTAAAAACGTACTGCATCTGCAGGATCGCCTACTGTAACGCCTTCTTTATCGTAAGTGTCAACAGCAAAACCATATCCTTTTAATAAGTTGAATACTTTGTCTGCTACTGTTTTAACTGAAATCGCCATTTAATATATCTCCTACTTGTATTTATCTTTTATGTCGTTTAAGTATTCATAATCGTTTTTATACATTTCTTTAATCATGTCTCTTACGCCCGGGTCAACGGTTTCATCTGTAACTATAACATTCTTTTTTTGCTCTGCATAATCTAATCCTCCCATAGCATAACGTGTTGTGTGGTCCCATTCACACTCTATGCCTAATTTACGATTAAAGTACGCTGAATCGCCTATTTTGTTAAAGTCTAGTAGTACTAAGTTAACACCTGTGTCTTGCCAACTTGGTATTATATCGCTATATTTGTTCTGTGCATACATTAATTTATCAGCTGTCTCTATTTTTCTAGTTGCATGTTGCTGTACTTTACGTTTAAGTATGTCAACACCTTGTGGCGTATTAAATAATTTTGCTTCTCTATCAAACACTTCGCCCATTGTAGTTCTAACATGTGTCCACCAACTAGTATGGTTAATCATACTAATCCATGTTTCGTATGGGTCTCTAATCCACAAGTAAACAGTTAAGTCAAAACGCTTGTTTAATTCATTGATAGGCAATACACTTCGCTGAGGTTGGTACCATCCTAATGAAAAGTCCATCCAAGGTTTTTCAGATTGTTCTATAGTAGTGTAGTATTCATTTAATGTTTTTTCAAAAGGCTTGCCTTTATATCGTAATGGAAAATCGGGGAATGGCTTTTCACACCATATGTATGTTTCTTTTAAATCGTATGAATTATGCGTTTTTTTTAAGTTTTCCCAAAGCCATGTAGTGCCTGTTCGAGCTGGCCCGACACACAACAATAATTCTTTAGACATTACAAGAATCCAATTGGCATAGGCTCATCATATTCATCATATGGGCCGGAATCTCTATCTGATTTTTCTATTCCTATTGTAGAATTTACTACAGTGAAAACATCATCTTCAAATGTAGCAATATATGAAACCATTCTACAAGCGACAACCATAGCCATAACCAAATCATCACTCTCACCTGGTTGTCCAGCAAAGCTATTGCCTCTTGCTACAAATGTTTTTAGCTCTCCAATTAATGCTTTACTACATATACCTAACTTATCTTGTTCTATGTATCGTTTAATTTGGATACAGCCTTCAATTTTTGTTTTACTGCTAGTGTGGAATCCTTTACGTCCTTTACGCCCTTGTACTTTAACAGGATCATGTAAGAACGTTCCAGGGAAAGCTTCTTCACCGGTATCTCTAATTACAACTAGTGCCGCTTCACCAATACTATTGTTTTCAACAGACCAGTAAATTTCTTTAGCACCATAGTTTTGTATTTCTTCTAGAATTTCCATCATAGTCCTAACTTGCCCCTCAATAGGAGTTTTGTTATGACACCATTCTGCAACTTGATTCATGCTAGGTAGTTCTATTACTTGTAGTGCGGCATTGTCGCCTCCGGTACCTGCACTTGGGTCTAAACTCACTACATACATCTTATCTGCACTGGGCCTCTTATACCAACGTACTTGTCCCATCTTGTACAGGGCGTCTGTGGCATGCATAGTGGCAAGTTTTAAAGGGTCAATGAGTGTTTCATTGTAAATAATAAATTCACATTCATGTTCTCGTCTAAATCTCTCTTCACCAATTCTACTGCGTTCTTCATCTGCCCACTCTGCCGTTCTATCTGGATGTTGATCCCACTTTGCCATGTAACCTTTAAAGCCGTTAACCCCGGTGACACTTGGATTACCGTATTCGTCGACAGTTTTAGTTGCTTGATTCCAAATACTAGCGAAAGTGTCTTCATCACTGTTAGGTGTTGAGGTCATAATACACTTACCGCCCGTACTTAATGTGGGAGACAATGCTGTCCAAAATTCTGCGGCTATTCTAGGTGGAACAAATGCAAACTCATCTAAGTAAACTAGTGTTAACGACATACCACGACCAGTATTCTCGGTAGTTGTACTACTTACTATACGTGATCCATTGTCAAATGTTAAACTAGTCTTGTTATATTCTGAAACTCCGGCTCTAATATGATCTGGAATACCTTCGTATGCATATCTAATACGTTGCATAATTTCTTGTGAGCCTGCCGCTTTGTGGGCCGCTACAAGTATCGTGCTATCTGGCTTAAACATAGCAAACCATAATAAGTATGCCGCCGCTACAGTAGTTTTACCCATCTGTCTGCCCAGCATGTTAATACTATATCTAAATTTGTTGTAGTTTGCTATTAAATCTTTCTGGTAATCAAACGGAACAAAGTCAATTCCGCCCTTAGTAGGATGCTGAATCTTAACAAATTTTTCCATGAAGTATAATGCCCCGTCAACCGGGTCACAACACAATTGAAACTCTCTGAGCATCTCTTGGTCATACTGTAGTTTTTGATATGCTGGTTTAACCAGCTCGGTGTTTACTGTTCCTTTAGGCATAGTAAGTATTTATGTGAGTTTTGAGGGATTGTTTACTAGGAACGGCTGTTTTTAAGATAATCTCTAAGTTTATCTCTAATAACACTAGTTAATACTGCTTTGTCGGTGGACATATTAGCATCAACGTTTGTATGTGGGAAGTTCATAGTTGGGTGACTACCGTCATCAGCGTCTACTTCAACTTCTGCTTCTGGTTGTTCTGGTTGTTCTGGGTTTATACCTTGCGGAAGTGTTATTCCTGCAAGTTTTAATACTTTTGCTAGTTCTTGCATATCGTCAGCACTTGCTTCTATGCTTACTGAACCTTTATCAGTGTTCTTTTCTTGTCTAAATGTAACTGAACCACCAGTTTGTTCTGTATCTGGAGCAAGTTCAAGTTCTGGCTCCATTCCACATGGCGCTTCACTTGTTTCTGGTTCTATTTCAATTGCTTCATCTGTTTCAACTTCAGCTGATGCCATTTCTTTACATTCACTACATCTGCCGGTGCCGTCGACAACGCCAATAATAGGAGCGCCACAACAATTGCTTACCATGCCTTCTTCGTACTCATCACCAGGTGAATAAGATTCCTGTGCTGGAGCTTCTTCTACTTCTTCTGTTTCTGCAAACAGTTCCATTAATCTTTTGTTTAGGTCGTGGTCATTTATCA